TGGCGTAAGTTGCGTACCGATCTCGATTGCCAACGCCTTAACATCACCGCCAGCCTTAGCAAATTGACCGGATAGCGTAGCGGCTAGTTTCTCGTTCATGCCTGCGAAGCGCCCTCCCTCTTCGGTAGCGGACTTAAACGCGTCAGCAACCATCTGGGCACTAATGCCGCCTTGCTCCATTTGCTTGCGTAGGTCAGCCATCGCAATGCCTGTAGTACGGCTGATTTCTTGCAATGGATTAAAGCCTGCATTGACCATCTGCAAGACTTCTTGACCCATCAACTTACCGTTGGCTTGCACCTGACCGAATGCCATTGCGAGCGATTGAAACTGCTCTGGATTGCCGAGCGATATTGCCGAGAGTCTTGCTAGCGTCGGCTTGATCTGATCCGCTGTTACGCCAAACTGCAAAAGCGTTTTACCTGCCTTTGCGAAGTCGGAGAAGTTGATAGGCGAATCAACGTCAAGTTTCTTAAAGTCCGCCATAATCCCGGAAGCGGTCTTCGCTGATCCGGTCATTACCTCGAAGGCTACTTTTGTTTGTTCCATGTCGGCGGAAAGGGTGATTGCCGACCGAATGCCACCTATCGCAGCACCTAGCCCAACGTATCCCAACGTGAGATTCTTTACCGCGTTGATCGCGGATTGCTGTGCCGCAATCGCTTCCGTCTGCTTCTGTGCTTCCTTCGTGGTCAACCCAAGTTGCGACTGGAGCGACAATTGAGCCTGACGAAAAGCATCGGCGGAGATGGTGCCCGCTTGTAGTTTGTTTCGCAGTTGCTCCATTGACTGCGTATACTGAGCCATTGCCCCCGTAGGCACCGTTATGCCGAGCTTCTTGGCTAACGTCTCCTGCGTCCGTGCGAATGCGTCAGCCGTTAAACCACCGGCCTTAAACGCCCTCGACAGTTTTTCGAGTTCAGTTTCGTACTTGTCGAACGGGTCGATAGACTCTCTCGCAATGCGTGCGATGCTATTAAGTTCATTCCGCGTAAACTGCCCATTTTTTCGCAGTTCCTCAACATCTAGCCCGACCTTGATATTTGCGACGTTGATTGTCTGTGCCATTACTTTGCTCCTAATCCAAACATCGCTTTTACCTGTCCTGCTATTTGCGTCGATGCTTTAGCGGCTTGCTTTAGCATCGTTTTTGCGCTCCGTTTTGGCCGTCTGTAGCGACTCGGCATGAAGTCAGCTACCTCCGGCATCTCCTGACCAGCCCTAGCGTATAAGGGCAAGTTGATAGCGTGTACGATGGACGCGGTTTGTTCCCACTCTTCGCCTATCGGCTCGATGGAGTCAAATGCAATCCACTGATTTAACGCACCCGACGGTAGGCTTTTCAACCATGCCATCGGGTCAACAATCCCCCATCTCAACGCAAGCCTAAAGGCGATTGTCAGCCTTCGGTTGCGTCTGATTTTTTTGCTAGTGCTTCGATCTCGCCAGCGTCGTACTCGGACAGCTTCAAGGCTTGCTCGTAAAGCTTGCCGACCGTCAGCCTCGGTAGTTGCTTGAGCGTGTCCGAATCTTTTACGATCCGCTCGCCGTCGCTACCCACCAAGCAATACGAGACAAGCAATCTGCGATGCTTCGCAAAATCGAAACTCTCGCCTTTTTGCATCGAGACTTCCATATCTGCCGCATCAGACTCGCAAAGTTCACGAAGCGTAAACACTTCCGATCCGATGCGAACCTCGATTGTGCGAAGTGGACGCGATGCTGCTGCAAGGAATCGATCTAGTTCACTCATCGTCTTCATCCTCCTCGATGATCCGCTTTGCTTCCTCGACAAACTGTCGAGAGAATTGCTCAGGCGGTTCGACGTCGACCTGATAGCCCAAGGCGTTCATCGCTTGCATCTCAATTGATGCCATTTCGCCCTCTGTCAAATACTCGTGCGGGAAGTTGAACAACGCTTGTAACTGCGATTCCTTGCCGTGTGGCAAGTAGCCAATCAGCACTCCATCAAAAAGCACTTGAAACTGTGCCAACGGGATGTTAACCCCGTCAGCACGCAAACCCATTTGTTGCTTGAGAGCAAACATAAAAGCCCCTTACTAAGCCGCTGTGAAAGTCAAAGTTGTTGCACCGTCAAACTGGAGGGTGTAACTGCCCTTCATGATAACGCCCTTTTCGCACGAAGGGAATTTCACGTTTTTCACGAAGGCTGTGCCCTGGACGCTTCCCGCTCCTGGAAATGTCAAGGTTACTGCGATTCCCGCGTATGGCTCCGAGGATGGAATCATTGCGGTAGTGATCGGTGGAGAAGCACCAAGCCAATTAAACTCGATTTCGATTTCTGGATTCTTTCGCAGGTCGCTTGGTCGCAGTTGCTCATAGAGCGTGGTGCCCAAGTGCGTGATATCCAACGCATCGACCGAGATGTTGAAATCCCCGATTCGAGTGATCTGAGTTGTAACCAAACCAGTCCCGGCGATGGTTGCCCCCAACCCGGTATCTGCAACAGTCAAAGCGGCCATAATCAAGGCTCCTTGTAGTGAACCAGGAGGTCGAAACTAACCAAATACCGATGCTCCTGGTTGCCATCGGTTGGAGGATCTTGCATGTATTCATCGCCGCTATCGAAGTCGATACCGCAAAAGGTATAGCCATCAACAACGCCTCGAAACGAATCAATTCCAGTCTCTCTAATTGCTCGGCTGATTGCACTTGCCGCCGTGCGAGTCAGTGCGAAACACTCGAGCGTTATTCGTGCGTGTGCAGACTTACCTAACCCGCTTACCATGTGATCGCGTTGCGTCGAGATGACGTAGTAAATCACCGCTGGAAGCGTTGCTTTTTGTACCAAAACATCTGGGTACATTCGCTGACCGATAAGCGTTGAAACGCTTGCATAGGAAAGCAACTTAGTACGCAACGCTTCACCAATCGCTGACATTACAGTTCCCCGTTAATGATGCCGATGGTACGCGTTGCCGCTTCGCTCGACCCGCTGACAATGCGTAGCACCTTGACGCCCTCGAAGACGTTTGGATTGAGTGCGATATAGCGGCTAGCCCCTACGTTAACGCTGTACTGCGTGCCCTCGTTGTAGAGGTTGTAGAAGTTCGTTCCCTGATCGGCTGATGCCTGAAACGTAAACGCCGAACCGCTCAACCCCGAAGGCGTAACGATGGCAAGCGGTACGCGTCCGCCTTGCATCGTTAGTGCTGTCGAGGTCGTTCCGCTCGATGCGATGGTTACGGTATCTGTGAGTGTTATGTTTTTAGCCAAGACGTAGCTCCTTTATCTCTTTTTGCAGTCTGTCGAGGAATGCCGCTTCCGCCTGCGACCTCGTTTGGTCATACGCCCGAACTGGTGCCCGTTCGTTGTTTGGGAAGTTCGCCGTTTGTGCTTTCGCGCCCACGGTTGCATAGTATTGATTTCCGCGACGCGAAGTCCGCAAAACTTGCTGGCCCGGCTTGCCCCAAAGGTATCGAGTGTAGGAAGTGCCTTTTTTGTACGGCATAACAAACTGTTGCTTATTGCCCTTTGGGTATTGGGCACCGACATAAACAACCACGCCGCTTTTACCTACCTTGTGCCCGATATGCTTGCGTGAATCGTTGCTAAATGCGGGATTGTCTTTGTACTTTTTACTCCATCGCTTCCGACTTCCGCTTTCTCTCGATGATCTCGATAGCGGCTCTGTCGCCTTTGCGATAGGCTTTGCAAACTCACCAAGGCACCTACCGAACGGCCCGTTTCGAAGCGTTAACGGGATCGCTCCGATTGCCTTTATCAAGTCTATGTTGATTTCGATGCTGCTGCCCATTACATCACCACCGAGCAAATAAGGTCAATGTATCTGCGTAGCCCATCCACCGGGTTAATGTGCGTGATGCCGTAGTTTTCGCCATCGTAAACGACTTGCATCTGAGTGTTGTATCCGCTTCGATACCTGACGCGAAAAACTGCTCTTGTCCCCGCTTCTAGTTGCCTACCTCGCATCGATTCAGTACCGCCCGTTGGGTAATACTCGCAAGGCTCGCCAAAAACGTAGTTTGTCCACGAAACGATAGACTGGCCTGATGCGTCTTGCGTCTCTGTCTTTTGCTGTATTGTGCAACGCTGGCGAAGTCGTCCAACGCGTAAATCTCTTGGTCGTCCGCTCATGGGTAACTGCTCCGCATGTAACGGCGAACCAACATTTCATACGGTCGCATCGTCTGCAATGCTTCGGACATGAGCATATCGCGGTTCTCAAAGTAGTGCGCCACCAGTAACTTGATAGCCGCCTTTGCCGCTTCTGGTACGCTTTGCCCGTCTTGCGAGTACCCGCACTTGTATTGAATTGTCCAAGCATCCCAACGCGATGCGGTCGCTGGTAGGCTCACCTGATAGGCAAGCCTGAACTGATCGACATGCAACTGATACAGACTGCTCGATAGCGTCTGCAATGCGTTGTTGCCATCGTAGTACTGGATCGAGGTAATCGAATGGATCGGTGATCGCAATAGCGTAAAGCCATCGTAAAGCGAACCAACCCGCAATCGAAGCGTTTGGTAGCAAGTGACCGTATCGGTGTCATGCTCCCACTGCTCCCTGGCCGCCTGAATCAAGGCGGATAGGTGAACATCGTGAGTAGTGTCGCTACTGGCGATTTCGAGTTGCTTTTTTGCTTCGCTGAGTGTCACCGGCTCTGTTGTCGGCCCGGTCACTAGCTCTGGTATCAATCGCATTTGCGAGTCCTCTAGCAATCATCAACTCTGCCTGCCCGATAGGCACTGCCACCAGCCGATAGCCGGCTGGTAGCCCTTGCCAAAATTGATTAAGGATCAAGTCCATCAGACTAGACCACTCGGCAAACGTCACCGTCTGCTGCACCTGTTGAGGTTGTTGGAGCAATCTTGCCACGGGACAAGACAGCCACGGATGCGATGTAGCCACCGCTGGTTCCATCGCCAAAGGTTGCGACAACCTTCAAGAATGGCTCCTTGCCGCGAAGATCGACTTGGAAGACGCAGGTCTGTCCGTCATCGGTCGCACTCGGCAGAGCGAGCGTTGCACCGCCTAGACCAGAGCCACCGTTGAAGGTTGCTCCAGTGATGTCGGCATAACTTCCGCCGCTCGTCGATGAGGCTTGCAACTTCAATGCGGTCATCGCAATATCGGTTGCACCGAGTTGCACGATAATCGTCGCGTAGTCGTATCCCCTGGTATCAACAACATCGGCCGTAGCCGTGTTATTGTCAATCAATGCACCGGGTTTAATCGCGGTGACAAACTTGCATTGCTGTAGTGGATTCATAACGTCAATTCCTTTCGTTGAGTGGTTCGGTTAATTACGCTGCGGCCTTGACTTGCACAATCGGCCCTGCGTTACTTGCATCGCCGATTTCGTGGACATTGAAGTCCCATCGAGTGATCGAACGGAAAGCGGTTTGGTCAAACTCCATGTAGCGGGAAGAGTCAGCAACAACGCTGACACCGCGTCGAAGTCCCAAGGTGGACGCCATCGACAAGTCACCGATGTAGGCAAGTTTCGTTCCGCCGCTGATCGTGCTTGGCATCACTT